ACTGCCAGCGCTCTATATCAGCCTTGCGATAGGCGATATTGATTTCAGTACGTGCCAGGCGCTCGGCATTCTTATAAGCCGAGCGATACACACCTTGCCCGCTGTGGTACTCCTTTGCCTTTTGGGAGAGCTGCAAAACGCCGTTTTTGTCTCTGTATCTCCTGAAAAGCGTATCAGGATTACGTAAATACTTCTTTAAACTGGTGGCTAACTCGTTGGCGGGTGTTCCTTCTGAAATAGCTATATCCAAAGCCATCTCTAACTCTGTTTTATACTGCTTGGACAAGTTCCACACACGAGCCGAGCGAAGGGCTTCTGTCTGTACATTCTTTTTCCTTAGTGGCTGCTTAAAGGGTTCATTTGCCCCTTGTAGGCCAGCGAATACCTCCTTGAACTTGTTATGGGAGATATTGTAGTGCTTATCAATGTAAAAGTCCATTTTACGAGCAAAGAGGTGGTTAAATCGTTCAAAGAGGGCGTTTATTTTCTTATTTAGTACGGGGTACAAGGCGAAAGAGAACGTTCCGTCCTTGCTTACAGACTGCAATCCATAATACAGCACGGCCATTTTTAGCACCTCGTCCAAAAAGCGTAGGAGCTTGGATACATCTTTCTCGGTTTGGTTTTGGTGATATTCATTCCATTGTTCTAAGTCCATAGTCTAAGCTAATTAAATATCTCCTTTCCTTTCTCTTTCTCTATCTGTGCAAGTTCCTCCTCTACCTTGTCCGTAATACCCGCTAATATAATCCCTTCCTTGAGAGAAGCAACCCCTCCTTGTACGGCACTAACAGCATCGGCTATACGCTCGGTAAGGCTGTCTATCATATAAGGGACAATCTCAATATTGACTTGTAGCCGCTTGGCCACTGGGGCATACTTAGGGATAAGACTACCAATGGCTGATAGTAGGAAGTTGATACGGCGTTGTAAAAACTCTTCTACAGTCTCGGCATGGTTGCTTACTGCCATGTGTGTACCCATAAACATGAACTTAAATGCTTTTCCACTCAAGGTATTACCGAGGCCCTGCAAGGCTTCAAAGGTGATTTGCGGGGTGTTAGTAAGGGCATAACAGCGAGAGGTGAGGTTATCAAACTCTAACTTAGCCATGTCAGGAGACTGTTGCCAAGTGAGGTAGGATACTTGAGCATCGTTTTCAAGTTGGATTATCTCACTTGTCATTCCCTTATTGCGCACACCTACAACTTCACCTGAAGCAACCATTTTCGGATAGAAATTATAATCAAGGCAATCGGCAAAGTTGGATAACAATATTTCCAATCGATTGCGGAGGGTACGTATCTTATCACACAATGGGCGTTCTCGCTTCATATAGATAACGGGGATCTTGGAAAATCCGTGTGGGTACTGCTCTATTTGGGTGCCATTGCTATAGATGGTTACATTTTGGTTATCCACTACCATAAGGCGGGTGGATTGTATGCCTTTGCTATCAGTTTTGTTGTATTCACGAGAGAAAGCAATCAAATCACCATACTCATCATAGTAAGGATAGAGTGTATCCCCACGGAAAGGCGACCAAATCATAGACTTAAGCCTATAGGTAGGGTTAGGATCGTCCTCTTTGGCGGGTTTTACATACCAATATTCGGCTACCTCACACTCTGCAAACCACGAACGCACCAAGCGCTTGTTGTCATAAGGGAGTTTGTTTTTTTGATGAATGCCGTCGAGCAACTCCATAAGCTCCTGTTCGGCAGCTTCGGTAGTGTTGGCTGTGATTTTAGGGGGTGTGCCTACTGTGAATGCGGTATGTATATTGACGATGTCCTGCTCTAAGGGTAAAGCCATACGATTGACATCCTCCCACCTGAATTGAGCAGGAGACTTGATAGTGCCATCTTTGTTTTCTTCTTGTTCTTTGACGAGCACCCTTCGCTTTGGGCGTAATTCCTCATCAAAAACATCATGCTGGGTATAATCCCAATCCTTGATAAGCGATTGTGTATCGGGGCGCTTGGCTGGGTATTTCTTGAGTTGGGTGATACGCTCGCTTTCAGGAAGGGCGTTTAGTTCTTGTATTGTCATAGCTAATTAATTATTTAATCGTTGTCCCCAAAACCACCATATACCCCTTACTTTGAGGTAGTCGAGGTTGTTTTGGTTAGCATAGGCTTCCCTTTCAAAGATGATATTGCGGTAAGCCTTATCCCAATTGCGATAGCGTAGATACTTGATAAGAAAATCAAGAAAATACCAGATATAGAAAAAGAGTGCCAGTAGTTCCTTTTGCTGTCGCAAGTGGATACGTTCGTGATTGATAAGTTCTTTATCGTACTTATCACTATCGTTGCGAATGAAGATGAAAGGATATAGGGTGATTGCCCTATACCCTTTTGGCACGAGAAACCTATTTTTCCTTATCATTGGCTTTTGGTTTTTCAGTGCTTTCTTCATTGCTTTCCTCTCTTGTTTCACCCTTGATGATAGCCGAGCAAGTGGTTTGAATATGCTTAATCAAGTCAATATCCGATTGTTGGAAATAGTTGTTTTGCATATTGAAATCGTACTCGGTTATCGTTCCCTGCAAATAAGCGGTATAGCCCATTTGGGTTTGGATGTTTTTCTGTACAGAGAAAGACACCGCACGAGGTGTTTGGTCTTTCTCAAATTCGTAGGAGTACACCACCATAGCGCCTTGTACTTCTTCTTGTGCGGAGATACGCGTTGTTTTTTGAATGATTTGCATGATATATAAAGTTTTGAATTTTTAATTTTGAGTTGGGTATGTGTATTCTTTATCTTTAGAACTATCCCTGTATAAAATCCTGTGTTTTATAGGTGTATTTTTTCCAGCTGGATATATCCAAAAACCTATAAAATAATATCCATATACCGTACATTCGAGTACTTTCATATTGTATTCTCTGCTATATTGCCGTTTCCAAACACACATTCCTCCAATATCTATATAACAACCTTGATCGTCGTGTGTATCGTAAAACCCATACTTTTTACCTATATAATCCGAGTTAATAGTAAATCCTCCAATATTTCCACTTGTAGCATTGATTTGACCTGTAAAACTCCCACTTGTAGCATTAACCACCCCTGATATATGAGCATTGGTAGCATATAAACTGCCATCTTGTAGCACCATAAAAGGTGCTTGTTTTCTTTTATCATACGTCTCTCCTGCCCAAAGTCGAACATCATTATCAGCGTTACCTACCCCCGAGATACCCGCTTGTGTACCCAATGTATTTCCTACAATCATCGTACCAGTAGCTACCACGTTGCCTGCTATCTGTGTGTCGTTAAGGAAGGCAGTCTTTTGGTCAAGTTTGCCGATACGCTCATCGGTTTTAGCCTTGTTCTGATTTTCTAAATCTTCTATTCTTTTGGCGTTTCTTCGGATAATCTCTAAATCGGAGTTGATATTAGCAATTTGGTTTTCCACATCTTCAGGAGCTGGCGACCAATCGGTGGGTTTGTTGCCACGTTCAAGTTTTATCCACTCTATGGTGCTATCTGCTAAAACAGTATAATTAGGAGTATATATATCTATCGTTATGTTATCAGCTGTATGCCCATAACCCATCAATGTCCAGTTGAATGTAGCTTGATAGAGACCATTCCCCTTACTCTCCAATGTTGCTAAATGTACGTATCCATTACTATTATAAACAGAGAATGCCGACTTTCCCGCTCCTAACTGCCCTTTAAGTGTTAATGTTACTTGCTCTCCTTCCTTTATACTCTCAGTGATGCCATACCGAGCCATAAAATAAGCATTATTTGTTATTAATTGTCGGCTGTTACGTAACAAATTCTTACCTCCTACATTCAGTTCATTTACCTTTTGTTCTGCATGGGTTTTAGCAATTTGTAAGTTACGTTCTGCTTGCTGGATACGGGATTGTTGTTCTGCTGTAATTGCTAATCCAGCAGCACGATTGGCTTCTGCTATGGCTTGTAACTTGAGTAAATCAGCTTGTGCTCGTGCGTATGCCTCAGTAGCGCTTTTAGCGTTAGCGACAGCTTGTTCACGGGTCTGTTTTTCGTTGTCTATCTTGTTTTCTAAATCTTCAGGGGCAGGAGACCAGTCCGTTGATGCGTTTCCTTTCTCAAGTTTAACCCATTCTATAGTACTATTTGTAACTATAGAATAAGGAGTTGCGTATATTTGAATTAATGTGTTATCAGCAGTATGTCCAAAATCAGTCAAAGTCCAGTTGAATGTATGTTGATATATGTTATTCCCTTTATATTCTAAATTTCCCAAATGAACATAACCGTTGCTGTTATAGATTGAAAAGTATGTTTTTCCAGCTCCTAACCGCCCCTTAATAGTCATAGTTACTCGTTCTCCTTCTTGCAAGCTCTCTGTAAGTGTATATGTTGCTATAAGATAAGCATTATTTGTAATTAGTTGCTTGCTATTACGTAATAAATTCCTTCCTCCAACTTGGATATTGCTTGTTTGTTCATTAGAATACTGCTTTAATCTATTCTCCAATGACTGCAAATCAGGATTGACAAGCTGCTTTATTTCTGTTTTGTTTTCATCAGTGATATTTAGTTTTGCCTTGATTTCTATATGGTCATCAAATAGCTGGATATACTGCTCTCCATTCCCTGAGCTGATTTTATTAGTTACCATTTGCCCGCCTGTAATCTCGGTAAAGCCATTGAATTGGGCTATTCCTCGCTCTCCGTCGTACTCTGAATTGACCGTGGCATATAGAAAGTGGTAAAATCCAGCTTCTTGCTCCATGTCTATCTTATTCTCTGATAGGACAAACTCGGCTGTCTCTATAGCCTTATTGGCCTTGATGTAGAGGTAATAGCTCTTTGCCTTATCATCTAATCTACCTGACACAAATTGAGAAACATACCAATACTTATAATCAGCTGCGGAGTGGCTTGGCTTGATGTCGGTAGTACCAAGGGTGTAATGCTTGATCCAACCACTGCCAGCATTGATTTGCTTGTTATTCCTATCAAAGTACAAGGTATGGGGTACGGCGATAGGGTTGGTCTTATTGGCCACAAAGGCAAATTGTCCTGACTTATTACCCACCAAAGCCATCATTGTCTGTACAGTGGCAGGAATAATGCTCTTTGTATATTCAGGGAAGGCTTCTTCTACCTGCTTAATCGTCTCTAAGGCATTGCGCCAACTTCTTTTAGTCTCGGATATAGCTTTCTTGTTCATCTCTCCAAAATACACCTCTTGATTTTGGAGTTTGCGTATTTCAGAGGAAAAGGATTGCCCTTGTACCTTGTTGGATAACTCTATTTGGGGGCTATAGGGTTTATTTACATACTCTTTAAGCCCTACGATACGAATGGCCACAGGGGTACGTTGAAACTCGTTATCTGAAAAGTGGATATAAGCCCCCATTTTGAGTCGTCCGCCTACATTTGCCCAGTTCTTTTTTGCCCATATTCCGTCCAAATCACCAGTGAAAGTGAATAGGTCTGCTCGGTTTTCATACAGATACTTGCATGCTTCCTTCATCATTTCCCAGCTGGCTCCTGACTTTGTCACATTATCACAGATGTAAGCAGCAGGCAGGTGCATGTTATAGACCGAATATTGGTCTCCTATGGCAGGTTTGAATATATCATTAGGCATGGTGGTGCCATCTTCTTCCTTTGGGACTATCTCAAAGCGGCGTGCGCTGTGATTGTAGCCGCTGCTATGCTCATAACGACTAATCTCAAACTCACGCCCTGATAACATACCGCTTTCAAAGTATATCACCATCTTTTCCCCTTTGATTTGGAGGTCTGCAAAATTGAGAGCTTCAGGAATGGAGGTGTCAGCAAAGTCGTAGAAATGCTTGGCTTTATCAACCTCAAAAACAGCTGACACCGTGCCTTTGCGACTTGGGTATATATGGGAAAGGTCAAGGCTTTGCTCATTGATAAAGCCGTTGTTTTGCGCATTCTTGATGGCTATTGATAGTCCTTTGTCGTCTGAAACAAAGGTTACCCCCTCATATACGTACTCTTGTGATTTGGGTAACAATAATTCCTTGTTGCCGTACTTAGAGCGGTCAATATTGCGTTCCCCTCCTTGTACGTAGAGGCGAGTAATACGGCTTTGCTCTGTGGTACGACTTACCCCTGTCTTAAAGCCTTTGCCCTTGCCATATTGGAGCGGCAGGGGATTGTCTTTGAAATATTCTACCTTGTGGAGGTGTATCGTTTTACCTATAACCTCGTATTCAGTCTCAAAAGCCTTAGCGATCATGTCCAAGGCTTCCAAGCAGTTATTATGGTTATAGCTGATAAGTTTCTCATTAGCTTCAATCGTGGTGCCTACCTGCCAACCGCTATCTATCATATTAAGGCAATCTACCAATATCTGAATATGGTAGCGAGGGGAAGCTGTAAAAGGAAACTTGAGGGTCTTATCGTTAGGGTTACGAAACTTGTAATTCTTCAGGTTTGCCCCTTCGCTGTCCATGGTAAGGGTGTACTCAAAATGTCTGCTGTTATGCTTCACCACTTTAGCAGGCTGATTGAGGGTGTAACGCTCTCCTTGAAACTCACACCATGCCCCTGTAGGTATATCGGTATAGGTAGATAGTGAAAAGTATAAAGTAAGCGTATGCTCCCCCATGATGGAGCGGTATCTGTAGCTCTCATCAGTAGGGAGGACATCTATATAGGTGCTGTTAAAGTGTAGTTGCATGGTATTTAGATAATTGTTAGTTGTAAATCAAACTTGATCCATATAAGCGGGTCGTCAATATAGAGTTCGGTAATTTTGCCGTCTTTATAGATACACTTAAAAGATTTCCCTTGATAGCTTAGGGCGCGTTCTCCTGGTCTTACAAGGTCATACAGCAAGGCAAAATATCCTTTGAGAAAATCAGTTATCGGCAAATACATAAAGCATTTGAGCGTTGCGGTACGTTCCTGAAAGTATATAGGCGCATCAGCGGCTATAAGACCACTCATAGTACTATTTTGAGCTGTATAAGGTGTTTTGGCATTACCTGCTGTGATAAGCTCTTGTTGTGTCCCCTCCAATAGGGTTATACCATACTGGGTTAGGTTTTTGCTATCAATATAGGCTTCTACATTGTGAGCGGTTAGCGTTGGTGCTTGATAAGTATATCCTTGTAAGGGAAAATCATCAGAAAGACGAATATCAGCTGTTACATAGCCTCCAACGACTTGGGTTTTGTTAAGACCAACCAATCGCAAGCGGTAGGTTAGATTGATAAAGTCAAAGGTATAATTAGCGTAGGCACGGGCTGAAAGGAGCGTTACCAAATTGGGATATAGACTTTCAGGCAATAACAGCTGTATGGTGATTTCTTTAGCTGATAACTGCGGAGCTGAAAGGTCATATTCCGTACCGCTTTCCTCTGCCCAGTCATTTTTGTTCAAAGACTTCAAGGATGGATAGGACAGCAAGCTGGCTAATGACCCCTCTACCAACTTAGCATGTAAGGTCTGTATGTCTGTATTATTGATTTTCATTTAGTAAAATATACCTGTTAAATCCTTTGGTTTGCGATTACGTCCCAGTACTTCCTCTAAAAATACATACCTTGCAGCATCGATAGCGTGGTTAAAGGCGTCAATAGGTACATTGAGGAAAGCGCCACTTTTATCCTGTGCATAGGTGTAATTCTTAAACTCTTTGATGATGTTCTCACTCCTTTGAGTGATACATATTTCATACTCTAACATCTTGGTAAGCCCTTCCATAACCGAGCCTTGCCCCTTGGTTACTGCGGTGATGTTATAGCCTGCATTCTTTATTTCCTTCACTAATCGAGGGTCTGCACTCTCGGATATAATCTTATAGGAGCTGTGCTGCCGAAGGGCTTGGATAATATCGCTGGTGAGCATTTGTGTTTGATAGCATATTTCGTTAAGATATACCTTGTTATCCAAAAAAGCTACTTCCACAATAGCGGTAGGGTCGTGGGTAAAACCAAAGTCAAGGCCTAAGTAACGTTTCTTTGCCCAAATAGGTATATCCTCCACAATGGTAACCTTTTCAAAGATAAGCCCCTCAATCATTGCCTGTTGTCCTAATCCATATACCTGCCACAAGGAGCGGTTTTTGTGCTGCAAACTCTCTATCTCGTCAATAATCGTTTGCTCTAAGAATGGGTTATCCTTATAGGTGGATATAAAGTGATACGTACGAGGGTCTTTATTAAGTTCGCAAAGCCAATGGTCATCAGAGAAGGAGGGGTTATAATCCACAATAGCAAATTTGGTAGTACGCATTTTCAGCTGCTGAAACTCTATAAATTTGAGTTCATTGGCTTCATTCACATACAATATATCCCGCTTCCTACCTCGGAGCTTCTGCTCGCTGTCTGTGGAGAAAAACTCTACCCATGAGCCGTTAGGAAAGGTATATATCATTTCAGACTTGTTAAGGCTGTTTTCGTCAAAGACTTTCATCTTATACAATATCTCCTTGAAGTCAATAAATACAGACCCCTTAAGAGCAGGCAAGGTAGCACGAACGATAGAAAGGCGGGTGTTTGGATTAGTCAAGCAATAGATGATAAGCCAAATAAGGATATTGTACGTCTTGGAACTACGGCTACTCCCTTGAGCCGATACTGTGGTATATCCTTGCGAAATGGCTTTATCAACCTTGGTGTATATGTTAGTTGTCTGTATCCTCATCAGCTCTTACTTGTTCTCGCTTGTCTATTACTTCAATAGTAATTCCTTGAGATAGGGGATTGCCTGCGGTGGTTACATCTAATTTATCAATTACTCCATCTTCAACACGGAAAGTGGATAGAATTGTTTGCATGGCAGTCATACGAGTGCGATAATCAACAGGCACTTCTCGGAATTTTCCTTGTATTACTGTGCCATCTTCGTCTGTTATAGGTTCTTTGATAATTCCTGCCATAGCTATAAGGGTCATCGTATTGGATACCTCATTAAATACCCTCGCTCTATGTGCCTTTTGTACCTCTAATAGTTCAGGATTTTTGCGAATACGACTATATACAGACACGTATGTAACGCCAAGTATCTCGGCTGCTTTGGTAGGTTGTCCATTGGCTTTGATAAGGGCTTTCTTTAATTGTTCATCTGTATATGTTTTTTCCTTTGCCATTATATTAATTTATATAAATCATTAGGTTCAGTCTATTCGCTCTATACTATTAGAAAATTCCTCTCCTATAATCATTTTTTCGTAAGGATCATAACCCATACGTATCATAAAAGCCTCTTTGTGTTTAGGGTTTTGAAACTTGACCACTACATAAGATAGCATGCCTCCATCTTTGTCTGAATTATTGGTGTTACTGATACGGTCTTTTACTTTCTGTATTTCGTTGTGTCGTGCGATTTGGTTCTCAGGAGTATCCTCATAGAAATTTACAGAGCGGTCAATATTGCGATTTTCCTCACTCTCTTTGGTAGCCTCGTCAATAGCTTGTAGTGCTTCATCGTCTTCTGTGTTTTTTGACCATTGTTGAGGAGTGGATGTTTCATCAAAGGAATAAGACGAATAATCATCTACACTTACACTATACATAGAAACATCAAAATCAGTTAATCCTGCTTCTTGGTAGTTATCAAGATCAGGGACTAAAGCACGCATCAGGTCATCATCTAAGGGCGTTTGGCTTTTGGTGTGCCATATATTACGAGCTTTTTCTGTTTTAAGGTCAAACTCGGCAACTTCCACTTTGATAAGATAATCTGTTTCAGGAGTGCCGTTATACTTGTGATATAGGTCGTGTGCCATTACCCGCTTGTGTCCATCAATAAGATTACCTGTTACTTTATTCCAGACAATACCACCATAGAAACCATTCTTTTTAAGGTCTTTTAGGATAGCTTTTACCTGCTCGTCTGTGTGCTTCTTTGGATTGTAAGGAGCAAAGTGTATTTGTGATCTGTTTATGGTTTGTGTTTCTGATTGCTTAAACTCTTTCATTGGTTTGTGTTTTTTGAGGTTCTTGATGTAGGGCTACTTCAGCATAAGGAAACTCTTGGAGTATCTTTTTAAGATCGTTAGGATAGTACTTTTGAAGGAATGATAAAGTCTCATAATCTAACCCTACCCCTTGACTTACAGACTTAGCTACATATACCATTGGCTTAATAAGATTACGATTAGCGATGTACTGCAAGACTTCTTTGTTTGTCCATAGTGCTAATGGATATACCATACCTTTTGGAGATGTGAATGTAGGAGCCCACATTTTAAGGCGCATGCGTTTCATAAAACCATCTACACCTTTCATTCCTGAAAAGGCATATTGAGAGTTGCATTCTTGCATTACAGATTGTTCAATCTCACCTATTTTACGTACTTTGGTATCAGGTTCTTCATCACAGAAAAAGCCGTTTTTTTTGATAACATCTAACATTAGGTGTGGAATTTGACGTACTTCTACATTGGGATATTTCTTTATAGCCCAGTCTATGTATATCTGTATATGCTCTAAGTCTTTGACAAGGTACATAAAATAGCATATTACCTTTTTAAAGCGAGGTGCGAGCATATCAAGCAGTGCGATGCTGTCTTTGCCCCCTGCCGAATAGAATAATACAGCCGTATCCGTTTGGGTACGGATAGACTGTATTATTGCTTGTGTTTGTGCGAATTTAGACATGATACTATCCACGCCCTCCTTTAGCGGTTGCTACGTCTTTGTCTTTTTTCTTTTTGCCAAACACTCTACGAACAGCACCCTTGACTTTTGATGCTATTTTACGAGCAGCGTTTCTAATTCTTTTAAACATAATTTGTTGGTTTTTAAATT